GAAAACGGCGTCAACGGTTGTAACCAGGAAGATTTGATCGCTATTGTTATTGATCGACTTCAAGACTTCCAGCTCGGGAAATTCCACTGCCGTGAGAATGCTTTAGCTTTGACCAAACTGGAAGAAGCATTACACTGGCTGAATCACCGGACCGAGGATCGTATTAGGCGCGGGGTTGAGGGGACGAATGCCAAATGAGACTCGACAAATACATACCCGACGGCAGCCGCTGGCATGAGATCACAGATATTCAGCAGGGCAATGTTGCCAGGATACTCTTAAATGCCACCGAAGCCAAGCGGGACGAAATAAGAGAACAGAATGAAACCAGGCCCATGGTTTGCGATGAAGACATTACGAAGGATTTTCGATTCAAGGCCGGGATGGTCCGGGCTTTGAATTGGGTGTTGAGCCTTCCAGAAGAGGCCAGAAGATATGTTGATCAATTACCAGAAACCTAAACAAAGGAGATGAAGGAAATGCGTAAATTTATTAAACTTTTTATTGTTATGGCAATGGCGGTCTCTCTGGTGTCTGCGCCGTGTTTTGCAGTGCCGATAACACGGGGAGACAAGGTTTTTGGCGGCAAAGTTACATTCTTGAAAGATGTTGTCGCTAAAAAGGATTTTAGTGTGCATGGAGCCTTTAAGGGGGACGATTACTCTAATGTGTTTTATGTGGACGGAACTGGCGGCGCAGATGTGCCTCATTATGGCAAAACATGGGAACTCCCGTTTGATACGATTGCCTATGCTCTGGATCAGTGTACGGCTAACAACGGCGACATTATCTATGTAATGCCAGGGCACACTAAAACGATTACGGCTGACTCCGGAATCGATATTGATGTGGCCGGTGTTTCGATTATCTGCCTGGGTAGTGGCAGCGATCGGCCCACGTTTACGTTTACGACCGCCACGACCGCCGATTTTAAAATGGCGGCCGCAAACACCAGGCTCTACAATGCCCTGTTTGTCACTAATTATGATGGACATGACATGGCCATTGAGATTGGCGCCGACGATGTAGAGATTGGATGGTGCGAGTTTAGAGAAGGCACACATCAGCCAGAGTTTGGTATTCAGGTGGGCGCATCCGGTTCCGATAACGATGCGGACCGTGCCTGGATCCACGACTGTAAATTTTATGTGCCGACCGCCGGCGATGGCGATGCAGCTATTTCCGTTTTAAAGGATATGGTCGGAGTTAAGATCGAGCGCTGTGTAATTTACGGCGATTTCGACCTGGCCGGAATTGATGTGCCTACTGGCGCTGATGCCCAGGTGGACATGCTGATCTCAGATTGTGTAGTTACCAACCTTTTGAGCGCAAACCACGCCATCCAGGTTAGCAGCGATACCTCAACCGGAAAGATCGTTAACTGCATGTTGGAGTCCGATGCTATTGGAACTTCAATCGATGCAGGCGGTCTGGAAGTTTATACCGTGCTGTGGTCTGATGGTACGGACCAGGCTTCAGCCGACGAGGCCCTATCTCCTTGCGCTGCTGCCAATACGTTCTCAACGGCTGAACTGGCTGCGATCGAGGGTGAGGCCACGGATGCGATCGAGGCAGACAGTCTTGACAAAATGTTTGCGATCGATGGCGGGACCCATGCCTACCCGGACAGTCCGGCCAATGAGTCCGTTATCGCTTATATTTTAAGCAAGAGCGCGACGGCTGCCGTAACTTCATACGACAACCAGACTGATTCACTGGAAGCTCTCAGGGATCAGATGGACGATGGAACGGATATTCTTGGCGGAATCGAACTTGATCATTTTATGAAGACTGCCGTTGCCACAGCCGCTTATCCGGCGAGCGTGACTGCTGAAAGTGTTCTGGCTTATATACTGGCCATTGACGCAGACCCTACAGATTATGACGAGGGAACCGATTCTCTTGAGGCTATCGGCCATCAGGTTACAGACGTTAATCAGGAAGCCCGTGTTGTGGCTGCCAATGTTACCGATCTTTTAGATCACTTAGTAAAGACAACTGATGGCGGAACCCATGCTTATCCTGATTCACCGGCCGCCGAGTCCATTGTGTCTTATATCTTGAGCAAGGCTGCAACTGCCGTTACAACTTCATACGACAATACCACTGATTCACTGGAAATGCTTTCCGATAAAGCCGGTGGTTTTTCTGGCGACGGCGGAGCTGCCCAGGACGATAGCGCGAAAGCCTCTCTCGATCTTGCTCATACCGACATTGATGTTCTTTTGGCGGCAATGGGTCCTTCATATAGCCATGCGAATTATCTTTTAGTTGATACGGGAACCTTTGACACGTCCGGAACATGGAGTACCGCTGCTACACATGAACTCCTAACAGTAACCGGATGTGTTAGAATGACCATTATTCCCGAGTGTTCAACAAACGTTACGTCTGTCAGTAACACCGGAACCATCCAGTTAGGCGACGAAACGACAACCGACAGCATTATCGCTGCTTCAACTCTTGGAGCTTCAGCTATGGTCGCTGGTGAACTTTGGGTCGATGCTACATTAACCCGGACGATACTTACTCAAACTCAAGTCAATGCGATCACATTTTATGTGTGTAATGGCAAAGATATTGGGTACGAGGTTGCTACAAACGCTCTGAGTGGCGGTGTGATAAAATGGCACGTCTTCTGGACACCGGTTGACAGTACCGGTGCGGTTGTTGCTGGTGCGGGCGGAACGTTATAATAACATAACATTAAATTAGATAAACTAAACCCATCCCTCTCGGGGAAACTCGGGAGGGGTTATTAAAAAAGGAAAAAACAATGCCAGACGATCCAGTAAAAAAAGATATCGCAGAGCAAAAGCCAGATGATCCAGGTCCAGGCACGCCAGCCGGCGATGATGAGCCTATTATTGACGAGGCGATGAAATCCTTCATGGAAGATGATGAGCCGGATGATGAGCCAGACGTTGATCCTGATAAGGATCCTGGCAAGGATAAAGACCCTGATAAGGACCCGGACAAGGATAAGGACAAGGGTAAAGACAAAGACCCTGATAAAGATCCTGACCCTGACCCCGACAAGGATCCCGACAAGGATCCAGATAAAGATGAACCGGTTTATTCGACCGCTTTAGACAGGCGAATAAAGGATATCGACGATCCTGATCCTGATCCAGACCCGGCTAAACCTCCGGACAAAGAGCCGGACAAAGAGCCGGACAAAGAACCTGATAAGGACCCTGACCCGCCATTAAAGGTTGATGATATTGAGATTTCAGACGATGATCTTTCGGATGAATTAAAGGAATACCGGAAAGATTATCCGGATGATTTCAAGGCGATCACAACGCTTGCGAATGCAATTGCAAAAAAGATGCTCAAGGGCCAGGACGTGGACACAAGCAAGTTCGCCGATTCCGACAAGGTTCAAGCGTTAAACGCCCAGGTGTCTGACTTGTTGTTCTGGAACGATATTGCCGAGGTTCATCCAGATGCCCGGAAAATTAACAAGAGCAAAGAGTTTATTGAATGGATTGACAAGCAGGATGCTCCGATACAGCGTATCGCCAAGAACATGGAAACGCCTGAAGACGGGATTATGATCATAGACTATTTTAAGGTCAGCCAGATCAAGGCCAAGGCTGATGCTGCTGATAAGGCGGCTGCTGCCAAGAAGAAAGAGGCTGATGATCTCCACAAAGGCAGTATGCGAAATAAAACCAAGACCAAAGCAGCTACCGACGTTGATCCTGATGATGCGGAGGCATCGTTTAATGAAGACGACTAAAAAGACTAACGATTTCGCAATCCCGATTGATCGGTCCAAGCAGATACGATGCACGAACGTTTTAACCCATGGCCGAAGAAAAGGCGAAGTGTGCAACAGAATGTTTTGCGTCGGCAATCTCGGCGATGGCGGTGCCATAGAGCATTTGTGTCCCCGGTGCAAGCAGTTGTGTAGAATTATGAAAATTCCGTAAGGTTGGGTGCCCTTGTCATTTTAGCGTTGGCGGCAATGCGAAAGGTCATAATCCGGGGTGCCTGTAAAACAATATTCGGATATGACCATCCTTTCGACCTTGGCTTGAGGTTTCCAGGGCAATTGCCGTAAAACCCCATTGACAATTTGTAGAGGCTCAAAGAAGCCCGGATTGAACGACGATACCACAGCTATCGTCTTTTGGTTCGGGTTTTTTATTTTAATCGCGAAGTCCTAAGAGACTCATCTTTCAACTCAAAAAGGAGACTTAGGACTATGAGCGAAAGAACAAGTTACGGAGACATTTCTCCAAGGACCGCCGGAAAGGCGATGAAGCGGCTCCTGAAACGGGGTCAGCATCTAATGGTAGTGGAGCGTTTCGGCCAGAAAGACCCGTTACGCAAGAATTCAACAAAAACCTGTAAGTGGCGGCGGTATAACTCACTGGCAAGAGCATCCGCGCCACTGGCCGAGGGCGTGACACCCAAGGGCAAACGTCTGACCTACACGGATGTCAATGCAACTCTCGAGCAGTACGGCGATCTCCTGGAAATTACCGACGTGATCGCAGACACACATGAGGACCCCATTTTTCAGGAGTCCATGGATCTGTGTGGAGAGCAAGCCGCTGAGACCGTTGAGGAGCTGAGAATTACGATTCTCAAGGCCGGTACCAATGTATTTTATGCCAATGGCGTTTCTACCAGAGCCACGGTCAATTCTCCTCCCACTCGCGGGGACTTTCGGAAGATTTACCGTTCTTTGAAAAAGAACAAGGCCAGAGAGATTTCGAGGATTATTCGTGCCAGCGATAAGATATCCACGGAACCGGTTGAGCCCGCGTATTTTGCCATGGGCCATACCGACTTAAAGGCCGATCTTCGAGACATTTCCGGATTTATTCCGGTAGCCAACTATTCCA